TGTGCTACTTCGCGGCATGAATTTGAAAATCGGTCTAGAAAAACTTCTAATCCAGAAGTTGTTTTTGCTGCATTAGACGTAGCAAGATTTTTTGGCCTAATGTTTGAAACATCAAAACCTACGCCTCCGCGGCGCTTCATGATTTGAACTTGCTCTTGGTCTGTCTTAAGAATGCCTCCATAGCTATCTTCTGGAGAAGCAATAACAAAGCAGTTTGAAATAGACTGGATTTGATAATTATTGCCAATCCCACTCATAGGTGAGCCTTGAGGTACGACATATTTAAAGTTTTCAAACAGAGCATAGATGTCTTCTTCAGACATAGGGTTAGGATATTTCTGCTCAATTCTTGCAAATTCACTAGCAAGACGTTTATGCATATCGCTAGGGTCTTGTTCTAGATAATTGCCTTCTGAATCTTGGAGAGCGTACTTTCCTGCAAATACGCTTGCAGCTAGCTCGTCTCCTTGAAAATACTTTGTAGATGCTTTTAAAACTTGTTCGTGTGTATATGTCATAATATTCTCTTTACTTACTTGCAGTAATTTCCTTCCATTTAGATTTTAACATGTCTTTTGTTCCCGTATTATGAGATTCATAAATATCTACAAGAGACATCTGGCTTGGATCATCAATTACTTCTATTCTTGATCTTGCTGTATCAATTCTGATTGGGAAAAGAATTCCATCTTTTCCAGCTCGATTTTTAGCAACAAATAGTCTTCCCATTCCAGTAGCTTTTTCTGTGGGCTTTCTTGATATTGAGACAACAATATCAGCAACCATAGCTTTTCCGTATGCTTCAGACATATTTTCAAGACCTACAACTTCTGAATTTGAAGCGTCGCGGTTGGCCTGGGATGCTGTCCAAATAGGAATATTCATTTCCATTGCTAAGTTTCTGAGCTCCTCGTAAACAAGCTTTAGTTCATGACGAAGTGAGTCAAACTGTCTTGTAGACCTCATAATATCTGCATAATCAATGATAATAACAGAAGGAACAAAGTCTTTCATTGCTAGCTTTTCAATATGATTTCTAAGCGTTACAATGCTTGCAGTGCCTGTTGGGTACTGCTTAATAATTAGTCTTCCGAAATCGTTTTGTTCATAGTGCGTTAACACTTTTTCTTTATTTTCGATAATATCTGAGGAGTTAATTCCTGTAAGATTACTATCGTATCGAATACCTACAGCGGTTTCCGACAGCTCAAATGTATAGTGAATTACATTTTTTCCGCGCTTGAGTGCTTCAGCACCCATTGCAACCAACCAGTGAGACTTTCCTACGCCAGTTGGTGCAACCACAACGCCGATTTCTCCTCTTGAAAGACCACCATTAAAAACATCTTTTGCATCAAGATGGTGAATTCCTGTAGGACAACAAATTCGATTAATCTTTGCAAATCTTGCTTCATGGTCTTTAAAGAATTCATGCCCTACTGAAGAACCACTACCTTTTGAAACAGCGTCTTTCATGATGTTCAAAACGCCTTCGTAGTTTTCAGCTTGAATAGCTTTAACACTTTCTTCTAGTGCTTGCTGCAAAACTTGCTTTTTGCAAAAGTCAAGCGCTTTTTCTTTGACATATTCTAAGTCTCCTAGATTAGGTGAAGACTTAATGCGAGACAGAAATTCAATCACCTGGCCTTTAAGAATGACATCTTCACCTTCAGTAAGTTCGTCTCTAATAATAGAAACAAGAAGATTCATTGTAGGAAAGTTTTTGTACTTAAGATAAAAACCAAAAAAACGATCGCAAAGATACTGCAAGTACTTTAGTTCAAAGTACTCGTGGGTCATAACTTCTACCATTTGAGTAGCCCACTGCGAATCAGTCATTAACGATTGAAAGATTTTTTCTTGAAAGTCCTTTCCGTATTTGGAAAAGTGATTTTCATAACTCATTTAATTGTGCCCTTTTTAAGATTTTTTAGAAGATAACTCCATCTTTGGATATCAATTGAGGTAATAGTTGATTCCTTTAAGATTTTGTGTATACCTATATTATCCCACATAGGAGCAAAATTTTCAATATCATTTTCAATCTTTTTAATCTGGGAAATGCTTAAATTATTAGAGTCCAGTAATACCAGCTTGATATTTCTTTTTATTAATTTCTCTTCATTCGCAATGTTTGAAAATATTTTTGGGCCCTTTGGTGTCACTTGATTTTTTGCTTCAAGGAGTAGGTCAGAGAGTATATATTCCGATCCCTCTGTGAACTTCTGGAACCTCTTAGACAGTGTCTTATATCCTACACCTTTGACACCAGGAATGTTATCAGAAGTGTCTCCTACAATACTCTTAGCAAGGTAAAAATTGCTTGGGTGAATTCCAAACCTATCAATTACTTTTTCTTTATTTACGAATCCTTTTGCTGTAGGAGACCAAATAATTGTTTTGTCATCGATAAGCTGATAGAAGTCATGATCTGAAGAAATGATAATTTTGTTCTTATCTTTAAGAACATACTTACACATATAACCGATAGCGTCATCTGCTTCAGCTCCTTCGACATAAGTTTGACAAACAGGTACTTTTGAAAGTAGTCCTATAAGTGTTTTTAGTTGATAATTTCTATTTTGATAAGTTGAAGGAATATCATCTTCATAATATCTGTTTAAGTTTTGAGGTTTTGATTTCTGCTTATAATCTTTATAAAGACCTCTTTTCTTTACAGATCCGCCGCCTTCCCAAACTACTACAACACCTTCGGGTTTGCATTTTTCTACAAGACGCATCATAGCATTAAAAAATCCTACAATTCCTCCAACGTGCTCGCCGTTTTCAGACATTGCAGGATTTGCCATAAAGTGCCTTGTAAACAGATTTAATCCATCTACAAGTATGACTCTATTTTTATACATCTACATCTAGATCCATTTCTAATTCTTGGGCCAAAGCTTGAACTTCTTCATAGGACTCAGAGTCAATATCAACACCTTCAATAGACCCTAACTTCTTTTCCATAGCAGCTTCAGTTAAAATATCTACTGCGTCAGTCCACTCTTCACACTCAATGATTTCATTAAAGTTTGTTTTGTAAAACTTCTTTTCTGCAATAATTTCTCCAGTATTTGTGTCGGTCATACTAATAGATTTCCAAGCGCCGCCACCATCAATTTTATACATAATGTTGTCTTTGATAACATCATTTTCTTTGCAATGTTTTCTAAGCAAATCAAAAAGCTCTTCGTGTTCAACTATACCTTTTCCAAAGTGAATCTGAAAGTGGGACTTTCTAAACGGAGGAGCTACCTTATTCTTAACAGTCTTCGCCCAAACTTGAATACCAATGACATCATCTCCGTCTTTGATTTGCTGTCCTGCACCCAGTTTGATTCGTATAGATGAGTGAAAAGGGATTGCCTTACCCCCGGGTGTAGTATCAGGATCTCCATACATAACTCCTACTTTTGTTCTAATTTGATTAAGAATTACAAACAAGCTGTTAGTTTGACCAATTACCCCTGTGATCTTGCGCATGCCTTTAGAAATAGCTCTTGCTTGCAACCCAATGCTTTCTTTATCATAGTCGCCTAAGAGTTCTGCTTTAGGTGAAGATGCTGCAACAGAATCCCAAATGACTGTTACAGGAACATCTTTGTCAAGAGCTTTTGCTTTAAGAATAGTCTTTTCTGCAATTGACAAAACTTCTTCAGTACAGTGAGTATCAACATAAACAAATCGCTTAGATACGTCTACACCCAGCATCTGAAGATTTTCTACTGAGGTAGCATTTTCAGTATCGATATAAACGACAATTCCTCCCATCTTTTGGGTACTTCTTGCAATTTGTGTAGCAATATGTGACTTACCAATACTTGGCGGACCAAATATTTCTACAATTCTACCTTCTGGAAAACCTCCATTTTTTCTATTAGCACAAATCCAGTCAAGCATCCTTGAACCAGTACTAATCCATCGCTTAACATGCGTAGGGCTTTCATCTTCGGATAGGTTGTAGGCTACTCTAGAGCCTTGCTCTTTATTTAAAGACTTAATTAAGTCTTTGGTAAAATCATCATCGTTTTTCATATCTACTCCTTTCTTATAAAGTCTACACAGCTTGTTGACTATTTACACAAAAATGGCGAGCAATTTCTTGCTCGCCAAGCTTAAGTTCTTATTAAGCTAATCAGTCCATTAAGTCAGCAAATGCATCGTCAAGGCTGTCATAATTACTACTAGAAGAACCAGAATCTTCGCTATCATCACTTAGTGCAGTTGAAGAAGTAGGATGTTCAGTGCCTTCGCTAGACATAGATTCATCATCACCGTTAATCCAGCGCTCAAGAATTCCAGAAATTTCATCATAAGACTTAAGAGTGTAAAGATCTTCAACAGATGGAATATTCTCTAGCCATTCTTTTGACTGCTTGCTGTTTGTAGAAAGCTTGGTGGACTTTCCGCGAGGCATGACATCGGTCATTGCCCACTTCTTTCCGGGAGGCTTGGTGCAAACAACCTTGATATCGCGACCTTCGAGAGGATCAGTAATGTCTCCGTAGTCTTCATCAAGCATAATAGAAAGAAGCTTCTGATATACAGTCTTTCCGAAAGACCAGATCTTTACGCCTTCATCTTCTTGACCACGAACAACTACAGCAGCATAGGTACGCATATTAGGGTAAAGATTCTTAGCCATCTCATAAGATTCTTTTGAACCTTCTTCTCGAAGCTTTGCAATAAGCTCCTGTACAGGATCCTTCTTTCCGAACTGGAAAGGAGCAGCAATACCACGTGCTCCAGGAATATTGTAATACCACTGAATTTCCTTGAAAGGCTGTCCGTCATTGTCAGGGAAAGCGATGAGTCGAACTGTGTGTTCTTCACCTTCAGTGGGTTTCCAAGTTACGTTACGGTTTGTGTTTGCGCCGCTCAAACGGGCTAGCTTTGCTCTAATCGCGTCAAAATCAACTGCCATTTTTATCTCCTTTAAATAATGTGCAATTTGTAATGTGCAATGTTTAATTGCTTAAGCATTATACGCAAGGTGATGGCAAGTTTACAAAATTAATTTTATAATGTTATTCCTGCTGCAATATTTGAGGCGAAGTCATCCATGTCTTGATTCAATCCTCCAACTTTTTTACCTGAATAGTCGACGACATCTTCAAATCTATCAATAGCAGGCCTCGGTGTATCTATTACCTCATCTATCTTGGCAAATTCAATAATTCTTTTTTTATCGCCCAAAAATCCTATTAAAGGTGTAAGTTTAACAGGCATATTAAGCATACTAGGTCCTAGACTTAAAATACTAAAAAGTGCTTTTAAGGGTCCTGGGATAGAATTCATTAAATCATTAATCGTTTTATGTGCTTTAAAAAATACGTCTTTAAGTATTCTTTCGCCAGGTGTTAAATGAATTGCTACAGCTATTGGAATTGCTGCCTCTAGAGTAAAGTCCTTAATAGAAAGTAGAATATCTAAAATAACTTCCTTAGACTCTTCTAAAACTTTATTGTAAGAAGTTCTTAAATCTTTTCGCTGAGCTTCTGTTAAGTTTTCTGATAAAGCTTCTGCTATTTTAGTCATATCTTCTGCTGAAGCATCAAATATAGAATACTGGCCTAGAAGAGATCTTACTCCTGATAGTTCTACTCCTGAATATTTAAGAAGTTTGCTGGTAAATAGCTTAGTTTCTTTTATTAACTGATATACATTAAAAGACAAAGATAGCAATGCAATTAAAGAACCCAGCGCAGGTATATATTTTGTCAAACCGAGAGTTTTTAATCCTTTTTCTAAGACGGGTTTAACTTTAGCTACATACGCTTTTCGTGCTGCATTTCTTGCCTTTCTTTTTGCATATCCTTTGGCATATGCAGTGCCTCCTTTAAGTGCAATTTTTTTCAATCTTTCAGCAGTTTCAGAATCAATATAGGGATCTTCTAAAGTCTCAATTTCTGTCTGCTCTTGAATAAGAGCATTATCTAAATCAATACTGCTTATTCTTATGATTCTTTCAGTTTCTAAAGAACTCGCTAGAGAGTCAGACATGGCCCTGTTGTATTTTTCTAATATAAGATCAGACATAGTTTCTCACTTTTTAAAGTTAATTCTTTTCTTTACTTCTTCAAGAACATCGTCTAGTTCATCTTGATCTAAAAATAGGCCACCATATGCAATTGAATTTTCATCATCATCATCTTCTTCATCAGGGCCTGTTAATTCCGGAGGTGTAGGAACTTCAGGAATAGGCTGGTCGGGTGTTTTTGTAAGTGCTTCTACGTCTTCGTCTGTCAAAGCTTCTAAAATAAAGCCGGCAACATACAAAGGCATCATAATCACTGTTACATTAAGTCTGCAAACATACTTCCAAGCAATTGTTAAACCACCAGGAATTTTTCTTAACATGCTGTTTTGAGATACGTCAGCTTTATTTGCTATTTTTTCTACAATACCTTCAGGCATGTCACATATAGTTTTTTTGACAAAATCAGGTAATGCATAGCATATAGAAGACAATTTTTTTCTTCCAGATCCAGATTTTAACATTTGCATAAGAATTTGATTTCCTAAACTGAGAGCTTTATCTCCTAAGTTTTCATTTAAGTTTATTCTATCAATATTTGCAATTTGAGCTTCTTCTAGTAAAATTTTATTAAGTTGTCTTTTTGTAATTTTCATATTAACTCCCGAAAGTCTTTTTTGTGTATTTTTTAAAATTTTCTCTATTTTTCTTAGAGTAGGGAAAAGCTTTCCCACCGGCTGTGCTACTGTGTGCTCCTTTTGAGCCTTTAGTAGATGTGCCTAGCGGAAGAGCTCCAATTGCAATGGCA